GATCGCTTGAGTCCTTAGTTGAGAAGGGAAACTTTCTCTTGTCGAGGAATCCTGCTGTGGCTGTAGGATATTTTGACGCATTAAGGAAGCGGTGGAATGATTTGAGTCCCCAACAACAGTGGCGTGATGCCTTGTTAGGTGGAGTGACTCCAGATGACAACTTTCGAAGGTTCATCACGTTCAAGAAGAATACTGATGAACACGCGATATTCCTTTCGCCAGAGAAGTGGGATGAGGCACCAACGTGGGTGAAGACACGAGCTAGCCGTGAGGGCGCGCTTGTGTTCAACTTGTCTCCTCGAAACACTTTCGGGGCCGTGATGATGGCGCTTGGCGTTGAGAAGTTTAAGGCAAATCCTTTCATCAGGTGTCTGAGGACATACTACGATTACGGTGTACTGATAGGAAAGGAAGAACCGATCATCCCGGGTGGGGCGGAACTCAACCTGCGTGATGGCATCGATACCCTTGTAGGGCCGCGCTTACACCTATTACTTATGGGTGCTTGGATTTATGAAGACGGCAGGCTGCCGTTTGAGATCTTGTATGAGGTGGTGTGTGGTATGTTCCGTGATCCATACCATGAGGCTGCGTCCTTGAAGTCAAACGCTTCTGTGCTTAAGCAGTTTGTCTTTGCGAGATCGCTGAAAGGAGACGTGGTTAAGTGGAACCCAATCAAGAAGAAGAGTGATCCACTTCAAGGATTCCGCATGGCCAGGTTGGAGCATGATGGAGTATTCGTCGGAGATAAGAAGGTACCATTCAATGATGAATCCCTGTATCAAGTGTATGTAACCAAGATCCTAGAGTCGGAAGCAGGGCTGAGAGACTCGGGATATTCGAAAACCGCTGAGTGGTATCGTACCATGATATCAGCGGAAGTAACGCGAGAGAATCTGGCGAAGATGGCGTTTATGAATTCGGTTGAAGGTATGGTGGGGTTCACCAGAGGTGATCGCATCGAGTCGTTCAAGAAGCAGATTCATAAGGAGGGTACAGTACCCGCCAACCCGGGGTATCTCCCGGAGCTTGAGGACATAGTGTCTAGATTCGTTCAATGGACTTCAGATCACAATCGTTGGGTGAATGATGAGGAGTGGAAGGCGAGGCTACATCGCGCCTTAAACTCCAACTCAGCTGGTGGTCCTCGCGTTAAATTCACTGTTAAGCTGGGCGACAGGACCCATGAATTTGTAGCCACAGATAAGACGATGGTATTCATTTCGAACCCAGAATTGTTCATCTCGAATGAAGAATTCATCGCGGCCATGACGGCCCAAGTGTTAATAACACGAC